CGCGAGCAAATGTCGGTACGGGAAAAGATTGTCGGTGCGTTCGAATCGAAAAACTTGGCATGGGAACAAGACTTCGAGCGCGCCATCGACAGATTAACTGCGGTAGGAATGTCGGATTCGCTGGGGTCTGCCCTTTTCCGCGCGAAGTATTGCAACGATCGAGAATCGGCCAAGCGCGCACTTCATCTGTTGACACACAAAGCGGCGCAGCGCCTCAAGGTTGAAATCTCTTATGCGCGTAACCTATCCAGCGCGGCTTTTCGCGAGTGGATGGTGGATACATGCGATAAGTGCCAAGGAACTGGGCATGCGATGGAAAGTGGCCATCTCGTGCAATGCAGCAAATGCAGTGGCACAGGCGCAAAGCGTTACACCGATGCCGAGCGGGCGATCGCGGCTAATTTGCCGATCGAATCCTGGAAGAAACACGAATCGCGATTCAATGGCGTCGTGATTTGCTTGATGGGTGCGGTGGCAGAGACGACTGGGAGGGTTCGGGAGTTGCTGTCATGATTTTGGGAAATCGATGCTGCGCCTCGTGCGGACAATCCAAGCCAATAGAGGACTTTCCGCTGGCGCCCGGTAGCGATGGGCTCAGACGGAGGGATTGCCGGAAATGCGTTCATCTAAAAAGCGCGGCAAAAAAGGAGGCAAAATCGGCGGCTCCCAAGGAAAAGCGATGCACTCGCTGCGGAACCGTCAAACCTCTTACTGAATTCGGACAGCATAAATTGTGGCGTAGCGCTTCCGAAGATATGTGCAGGCCATGCGATGCCGATGGGCATGCTCTAGCCGAACTGGCGAGTCGCGAGCATGAGCGCAAAGTCAGCGAAGAGCTGGCTGATGCTAGATGGTGGGCGGAAAACTTTGGAAAAGTGGCGCAATGGCAACGCGAATACAGTTTCGAAGGCTTTGTCAAGAAGCTGAGATCGGAAGGCAATAACCGGGAGGCCGCATTGCTTTTGGCTACCCCGTCATGGGCGAACCATAAGAAAATTGCCGAGATCTATGAGGAGGCTGCGCGCCTCACTAAAGAAACGGGTATCCCTCATCACGTTGACCACATCGTTCCGATACAAGGCCCCATTGCCAAGTTCGGCCCATTTTCGGGGATGCGGATTGTCCAGGGATTGCACTGGGAAGGGAATCTCCGGCCCATCACGCAATATGAAAACCTATCGAAAGGTAACAGGAGCTGGCCAGACATGCCGGACCCGGAGAAAATAATCGACAAAATATTGTGCGAATCTGCTTGACAACCACAATTGGTGGTGTATGATTTCCATCAGTCTGTGTAGTTTGTGATTCGCGCAAACAAACGCGATAACGGCCAATAGCGAAAGCCGCAGATAAGGCGAAAGCCCCTCTTGCCCGATTCGACGGGGAAGATGCACCCTGAAATTCCTTAAGCCCGCATAGTTCGTCCTGCGGGCTTTTTGTTTTCCGACTCGTCATGCGCTCCACCGCCCTTCCTTCTCACATGTATCGCGACCCCCTTGCGATCCTTGAGGCGAAGCAATCGCGAGAGCGCCGAGAGGCCGCCAAGCGCGTCCGAATGGATCGCGGCGAGGCGGAGACATGGAGCGGCGCCCGGAAAGCCGCAGAAGCATTGTTTGATAAGCCTGAGCAAGATTAGCGGAGGCACCATGCATCCATCCAGCAAGGTACTGATCGGGATCGCGATGCTAGTTGTGTTCTGCTGCTTCGTGATTGCAAAAGGGATGCTGCGCCATGATCGACGCAAATGAACTGGCGGAATGGGCGGCTACCTGCGCTGCGATTGCGGAGGACGCGGGCTTGTTGGAACTGCCGCATGAGATGGACGACGCCGAGGCAGATCGCATGATGACGCTATATAGCTGGGGCATGTCGCCAAATGCTGCGGCGCACGCTATGTATGCTCGGCATTGAGTGTTCACGAAAAATGAACGTGGGCAGAAAAGTGTACATCGGCAGAATTCTGCTAAATCAGGCGCGAAAACGCTAATATTTTGGTGAAAATATGCCGAATTATATCGTCGCGTATTGGTTGAACGAAGCCGCTCGGGCAGCATGGATCTATTCGTTATGGCTCGATAGCGCGGCGGCTGAGTTTTCGAAAACAGGAGATTGAAATGGAAGGGACTGGATCGGCAATTGAGGGCTGGGATGGGATTTCGTTCGATGACATTCGGCCGCGCGGCTGAAATCTGAGCGAAATAGTTCCGACATCGTCGCCACAATGAACGAAGTGCCCTGCCATCTCGGATAATTCCGACATCGCAGGAAGAAACCGGCCGCAAGATCAGGCGGACGCGCGATCCGTAACGCGCAACGAATTCTGTTGGCTAGGCACCTCCAGAGTAAAACGGACACGCCGAGAGGCGCTCCGATTATCAAACCGGATGGCGGCAGGAGCATGGGCGGTGTCCCTTCCTGTTCGCCTGCCGGCCTTTGTTCCCCATCGGGAACAGAAGTCTAGAAATCGCAGCAAATCGCCTCTCTCGTATCCATACGGGGACGAGGCGCTTCACGTCTGGCGGTTACACCATGGCGACTCGGACACGGGCCGACGAGTGGTAACAGGATGGGGTGGGTAGCGGAAGGTGGTGCGTAGCACAGCCGCAGGGCCACGTAATCGCCAGACGTGAAGGTGATGCAGAGTCGATCGCGCGCGCCGATAGGCGGGTATGAGCCCATGCGGATCGAGAGCGGTAGCCTTCTTTAATAGGGAAAAGCGATGAATATCAATAACGAATCTATCCAATTCGTAATTATGGAAGCTGCCAAATGTGCTGCTGCTGATATTCTGGCTCGGCCATTCGGAAGCGTTTTGGAGCGCCCAAATTCGAATGATCGTTCGACCCAAATTGGCAAGGTCATCGCTCAAGCAGCGATTGCCGCTGCAAAAGAATTCGAGAACATGTAATACGCGGGCATAACTCAGTTGGTAGAGTCACAGCCTTCCAAGCTGTCGGTCCTCGGTTCAAATCCGAGTGCTCGCTCCAGATTCAATGCGGTTAGGGCAGTTGCCGGATTCTGCCACGCGTCGATGACGGACGCATAACCAACACCGGCTAGATCAATCTCGCAGGAATTTCCATGGCTATGCGCAAGGCAAAGACGACCCCAATCGTCCCTGACCGCGTGCAAAGCTGCGATTCTTGCCGTCATCGGATGGCACGCGAAGATTTCCACGAATGCCGACGGTATCCTCCAACCATCGTTCTAGATATGTCGAGCGGCGGTCACTATAGCGCTTATCCAATGGTTGGGCTCGCGGAATATTGCGGAGAATGGGCGCCGAAACTTAACTCGTAACCTTGGAGTTCGCATGGCACGCACCTACGATCCGAAGTTGCGGGAGTTCGCATCAGAAGCAGAGTTGAAATGGCTTGATGCAATTGACGAGCATGGCGGCCCGACAAAGGCAGCGCGTGAGCTGAAAACACACCATAGCTCACTGACGCGCCTGATTGATCGCCTTGAAGCTGCCGCGGCAAAGCAAGGCTGGTCGCCAGAACACCACATGACGCACATGGTCCCCGATGGGTTCGGGGTGAAGGGCGTCAGTACGTATTTCGACAAGGACGGCAATCCAAAGGGTCAATGGGTTAAATCGTTCGCGGATCGCGATCGTCAACTTGAGATCATGCGCGAGGCCGCTGGCGCGATGGCGGAAACGCTGCCGCGCGTGCGGCCAGCTCCCAGCCCGGATAAAACCGATTCGGCGCTTTGCAACGTCTATACTTTGACCGATTGCCACGTCGGGATGCTCGCGTCAGCGAAGGAAACGCTAGACGCCGACTGGGATCTGAAGATCGCCGAGCAAACGCTCACGGCGGCCTTCTGCCATATGGTCAACTCAGCACCGCAAGCATCGGTCGGCCTGGTCGCGCAGCTTGGCGACTGGCTGCATTCCGATGGGATCATGCCGGTTACGCCGACGCACGGCCATATCCTCGACCAGGATGGACGGTTCTCTAAGGTTGTCGCGTCTTCGGTGCGAATCTTACGCCGAATCGTAGATTTTGCACTGCAACGCCATGAGAAGGTCGTGGTGTTGATGGCCGAAGGTAATCACGACATCTCGTCGAGTATCTGGCTTCGCACCATGTTCGCCGCTCTGTACGAGAACGAACCGCGCGTTCAGGTGATCGATTCGGCGCTGCCCTACTATGTCTACCAGCATGGCGAAACCATGCTGGCATTCCACCATGGGCATTTGAGCAAAAACGACGCCCTGCCACTCTTCTTTGCGGCCCAGTTCCCGAAAATTTGGGGCGGCACGACTAAGCGTTATTGCTCGACCGGCCATCGGCATCATGTCGAAGAGAAAGAACACGCTGGAATGACAATCATCCAGCACCCGACACTGGCAGCGAAGGATGCATACGCGGCTCGCGGCGGTTGGTTGTCGGAGCGTAGCGCTACCGCGATCACCTATCACGCCAAGTATGGACAGGTGGCTCGGAACACGGTGACACCTGAAATGTTCCAGGAGGTCGCATGACGGCAGAACAATTCGCATTTTGGTTGCATGGGTTCACCGAACTAACACGCGGTCAAACTCCCGATCCGGCTCAATGGAAGGCCATCAAAGAGCATCTTGATCTCGTGTTCAAGAAGGTGACGCCGCCCGTGCAGACGGGCCCCATGCCGGGAACACCTGACCCGCTGGCCGGCAAGAGCATGGAGGAAATCATGCGCAAGTACGGGCCGAAACAACAATGGCCGTTCGATCAGCCGCTCGTCGTCACTTGCTGAACTAATCACCGCCGCCCCGCCTGCTCAGGCGTCACGGGGCGCACGCAGCGCAACGCTGCACGCCGGGTAACCGGCACTTATTTTAGAAAGCCATGACTTATCCGAATGACCAAGGTAACGCGGCAGGCGCAATTCCAGTTTGGATTACCTCCGGCTCGGGAAGTGGTGGCGTAGCTGGGCCGTCAAAAGCAGGGGTCAGCACTTCGAATAGCGTAGGCACTACGTCAGCGCAACTCATTGCCGCTGGTGCATATAAGGGCTGGGTAACCGTGCAGAATACGCACGCTACGCAAACCCTGTATGTATCTTTTGGCGCGACTGCAACGACATCGGATTTCGCCATCGCACCAGGCGCAGCATTGTCGCTTCCCTTCGGGCCGACGAACGCTCTCAATGGCATTGGTTCCGGCGCAGGGACGACTTTCGCCGTCGTGGGGTATTGAATGCGCAGGCTCACACTCATTCTGCTGCTGCTTCCCGCGCTGGCGCACGCACAATATTTCGGCGGCTATCTTTCGAAGACTGGTGGCACAATAACCGGCTCACTCGGCGTGACCGGCAGCGTGAATGTACAGGGCACGCTGAGTTCCACCAGCAACCTTCAGCCGGCTGGGCTTACCAATTCGGGCGTTTCACTCGGTGGCGGCCCGAATTACGCACTCGTTCAGCTCTTTGACAGTGCGCAATCCGCAAACAATAAAACATCCGAACTGATCTCGCTCAGTGGCGCGATGCAGCTACGGTTCAAAAATGACGCAGGAAACAATGCTACGGCGTGGTTGTCTGCTTCAGGCGGCTATGCATCAGGCATCACGGGCATCACGTCAAGCAGTGGTTCCGGTTCGTGGGTGCATACCGGCGGGTTCAGTGCTACGACGTTGACAGGTAGCGGCTCGAATAACATCACCTTGACGGGCGCGACGTCCGGTAACAGCCCAACCATTTCGACCGCCGGCGGCAATCCAGATGTTGGGTTGACCATCAATACGAAAGGTGCGGGCGGCATCGTTGTCAATGCGACGACGACTTTCTCGAATGACGTTGCGGTGTCGGGCAGCATCGTCGCGGGCAGTGGCACAATCCGGGTATATTCGGCTGCTGGAGTCCAGATTACGACTCCGCATATCGTGACCGGCACCGTGACGCTCGCCTCTGGCAACGGTACGGCGACTTTCACCGGAAACGCTGTCTTCAGCAATACGACTTCCTACGTATGCACGGCGACGAATACATCCACAAATAGCGCGGTGCGCGCCACGAATGCTTCTGGTACTACAAACGACGTCATAAGCTATCAATGCACGGGAAATTAAATATGCAAGCCCAATCTTTGTTCTATGCTTTTGACGCGACTGGAAGTAATTTCGTCCGTACACCTGTTATTGATTGGGAAGGTGGTGATGGCTGGCTTGTGGTGCAAGGTTCCTTTACGGGTTCGCCGTCGCTCACTTCATTTTCCGTTGGCGTGCCTGCGGGCGCCAGTTTCGTCGGCGTGGCCATCGACTTACCATCTATCACCGCGCCAGGGACTTATCAGTTCACTGCGCCAAAAGGTGCCTTGCAAGGTGTACTAAGTCTGGCAAGCGGTGACTCTGTTTCTGGCATGACCGTCTACGCTGTCGCCAGTCGCTGATGTTATCGCATACCAGTGCATTGGAAACTAATCAGCAAGGGCCTTTGCCCATAAGTGGGTATGGCGAAATCGACTTACACCATAGCCATCGCGACCACAATCTGCGAACAGTTGATTGAAGGTAAGTCACTGCGCCAGATATGCGAACAGCCCGGAATGCCTAATAAGGCAACGGTTCTGCGATGGTTGGCAGATGAAAAACGCGCCGTCTTCCGCGACCAGTACGCACGCGCACGCGAGATGCAAGCTGAGGCGATCGCAGATGAGATTCTTGAAATTGCTGACGATGGCCGCAACGACTGGATGGAAATCGTTGGCAAGGAAGGCGATACGGTTGGATGGCGCGTGAATGGCGAAGCAGTGCAACGCTCCCGCCTTCGTGTCGATTCGCGCAAATGGCTACTGTCCAAGATGCTCCCCAAGAAATATGGCGAGTCGAAGGATGATGGCGGCGATTCGGAAAATGTGACCATCCACGGTGGCCTGCCTGAGTAGTTTTCGCTTTTCGGCTTACGGCGCGTTTCCATTTCATTTTTCAAAATCGCTTTAAATGCCCGATATCTACTTACCGACATTGCACGCCGGTCAGGTGGATATCTACAAGCGTCGCACACGTCTCAATGCAGTTCGTTGCGGGCGCCGTTGGGGCAAGACGAAGCAGATGGTCACAATGGGCGGCGATGCTGCCGCGAAGGGTCGCAAGGTCGGCCTCTTTACTCCCGAACACAAACAGCTTCTCGAACCTTACGATGAACTGCTAGACATTCTGCAGCCCATCAAACGACGGGCGAGTAAGAACGAAGGGACGATCCGCACGAAGACTGGCGGCATTGTTGACTTCTGGCAGCTAGACGATAACGAGCTGGCTGGCCGCGGTCGTGAATATGACTTGGTGATGATCGACGAAGCGGCGTTCACAAAGAACGGCCAGATGTCGAAGATCTGGGAGAAGTCGATCAAGCCGACGCTGCTCACGCGGCGCGGGAGTGTCTGGGTCTTTTCTACCCCTAATGGTGTTGATCCCGAGAACTTTTTCTATCAGGTCTGCAACGACGAGAAGATGGGGTTTGCGCAATTTCATGCGCCAACCAGCAGTAACCCTTACGTTCCGCCAGACGAACTTGAGAAGGAGCGTCTGAATAATCATCCCCTAGTCTGGCAACAGGAGTTTGAGGCCAAGTTCGTAGACTGGTCTGGCGTCGCATTCTTTGAGTTGGAAAAACTCACGGTCGACGGCAAAGGCGTTCCGCTGCCCCTGCATTGCGATGGCGTATTTGCCATCATTGATAGTGCGATGAAGGACGGTAGTGGCAATGACGGCACGGCAGTCGTCTATTTTGCCCTCTCAAAGCATCACAGCCATCCACTGGTCATCCTGGACTGGGACATCGTCCAGATTAATTCAGACTTGTTGGTCACATGGCTGCCGAATGTTTTCAAGCAGCTTGAGTACTACGCGCAAGTCACAAAGGCGCGTGGCGGTTCGCTTGGCGCCTTCATTGAGGACAAAGCATCTGGTATCACGCTTAACCAACACTCAGCGAGAGTCGGTTGGCCTGCGGAGCCTATCAATGGTGACATCACTGGTATTGGCAAGGATGGACGTGCCGTAGCGTGCTCCGGCTCCGTCTACCGCGGGGAAGTCAAGTTCTCTGCAAATGCCTTGGACAAAGTCGTCGAGTACAAGGGCCAAACGAAAAACCACCTCGTTTCTCAAGTGGTCGGTTATCGAATTGGTGATAAGGATGCCCACAAGCGCGCCGACGACCTTGCTGATGGCTTCATGTACGGCGTAATCATTGGTCTGGGCGGCCCAGACGGCTTCTAATCATACGACATCCCCATGGCAGAAATCCTAATCGAAGGCTCCAAGCTGTCCTCGGCTTTAATGGACATTTTGATGGCCGACGACATACTGCCGGGTTCGGAGATATCGTATCAACTTGCCAAGACATTGTACGCATGGCATCCGCTGGGCTCGAAGATCGTCGATCAGCCGATCAAGATCGCGATGTCGCAGCAGCGAAAAATCTCCATTCCGAACAGTCCGGAAGAGCGCGTACGCGAGGCTTTCGAACGCAAATGGGCAGAAGTCAACGCTGACACATATATCGCCAACGTATGGCGCCTCGGCAAGATCTATGGCGCATCGGCGATCGTCTACGGCGCGGAAGGTGTCGATACTGATAAGCCGATTGCGCCCGAGAAGCTGGCTGGGTTGCAACTGTATTTCAATGCACTTGACCCGCTGAACACGGCGGGCTCTCTGGTGCTGAACCAAGACCCAAACGCGCCAGATTTCCAGAAGCCGACGATCGTCACCGCGGCTGGACAGACTTATCATCCGTCTCGCAGTCTCGTGTTTTTCAATGAGGCGCCGCTGTACATCGAGTACACGAACAGCGCATTCGGCTATACGGGGCGATCCGTTTATCAGCGCGCGCTCTACCCGCTGAAGTCGTTCGTGCAGACGATGATTGCCGACGACATGGTCAGTCGGAAAGTCGGCGTCATTGTTGCGAAGATGAAGCCCGCAGGGTCGATAGCCGATCGTGCAATGGCCGTACTCCAAGGCATCAAGCGCAACGTCGTCAAGGAAGCGCAAACCAACAACGTTATCAATATCACGCCGGAAGAGGCGATTGAGACGCTGAATCTGCTGAATGCTGATGGCGCACTGACGACAGCACGCAAGAACATCCTTGAGAACATCGCCGCAGCCGTTCCGCAGCCGGCGAAACTTCTCAACTCCGAATCGTACGCTGAAGGCTTTGGCGAGGGCACCGAAGATGCGAAGGACTTGATCCGCTACATCAAGCACGAGCGCGAGGTTGTCCAGCCGCTCTATCAGTTCTTCGACAACATCGTGATGCGCCTTGCATGGACGCCGGAGTTCTTCGCAACAATCAAGGCAACGGTTCCTGAGTACGAAAACGTCGAGCACGAGACGGCGTTTTATCAGTGGAAAAACGCTTTCGAGGCAACTTGGCCCTCGCTGATGGAAGAACCGGAAAGCGAACTCGTCAAGGTCGAGAAAATCAAGTTTGAAGCAATGACCGCTGCGCTGGAAGTGGTGAAGCCCGATCTTGATCCGAAGAACAAAGCCCGCCTCATTGAGTGGTTCGCGGACAACATGAACGAATCCAAGCGGCTATTTCCGAATCCTCTCGTCCTGGACTATGAGGATCTTGAGAACTACGAGCCACCACAACCAGATCCAGAGCCCAGCGAGCCTCGTCCGCACAATATCTGATGGCAACTTTCTATCAAACCGTCTCCGAGGCAATTAGAGAGTTCGAAGAGCAAGGTTTTGATAGCGTCGAACGCCTGCAATATTGGACCGAAAGAATCCGGAAGGCTGCGAT